ACCGATCTGCGCAGGGGTCAACGCGTCCGTGACGTCGGTGGCCTGCCGATCGGCAATAAACTGCGCCACGCCCGCCGCGATTGTGGAGAGCTGCAATAGCGCTTTGTTTTCCAACTCCTGACGCGCGATACCGGGCTGATGGCCGGTATCGCGTTGGGCGTCAGCGGCATAGGCCGCTTGGGTCAGGATGTTCCCGCCGCTCGCGGTGCTGCCGAATTTCAGGATCTGATTTGCTGCCATGGCGAGCCTTTAGAGATTGATGCCCCAACGTCCGGCGCCCCAGCCCGCGAGCGTGACGCCATTGTCAACGCCCCATGCGAACAGCGGCCCGGTGTCTGGCGAGAGTTTGTAGTTTACCCGCACGCCCTCGGGCTTGAGCGGGATATAGCCGCCCGTGATGAGCGCCTTGGTGACTGCGGACAGAGGTGGGCCAACGATGCCGGTTGTCATGGTCATGTCCTGATTGTCTTGAATCAGGATGGCAATGTCGCTCCCGAACGCCGCCGCCCACACTTCATAGGCGCCGGGAATGCTGCCGTCCCAATGGTTCGCGGCGATCTTGGCTTTGAGCAGAGTGCGGTAGCTGTCGTCCGGCAGCACCGTGAGGCCACTCACAGGGTCGAACTGCCCTTTCCAGACGCCGGACTGCCAGCCCGTTGCGACAGTGTCGCCCCATGAGAAATAAACGCCCGCGATCGGCGTCTCGACGCGACGCGATCGCCCAATCCACTCGCCCAGAATGTCGAGTTGCACGCCTACGGCACTGTCGATGTCGAACGATGCTTCAATGGCCTGCAGCAACGCCACGGCGGGCACGATTTGCTCGAGCGCAGCTCGCAGGCTGGCCATGTATTTCGGCCGGTCGCTATGCTCGCTGGTGACGAGCGCCAGATAATCGTCGACCGTCATGGCACGACCGTCACCGTGATGTTTGCCGCCAAAGCTGCGGCTACCTCGTTGAAGGCGATTGGCACGTCGGCAGTGGCCAACGTGTTCGCCAGTTTGGCGATGGTCAGCCCGACGATGTTGAACGTGGCGCCGGCTGCAGTGCCGGGCAGGTTGGCGGGCACGTAGAGCTTGGTGATGAGCACGTCGTCACCGATCGCCATGCTCGAAATGGCTGCAGCGACTGCTGTCTTGATCTGGTCCGCGTAGCCCGTGAGATAGCCCTGCAGTGCTTTGATTTGCACCTCGGCTTTCATCTGCACCACAGTTGGCCGATAGAAACGAATGACGTTGGGCATGCCTTGGCCGTCATAGGTCGTGATCGCCGTAGTGCCATAGGTGCCCGTGCCCGGCGTCTTGTGGCGGGCGATCGCATCGGCGATGGCTTGGCTGTCACCACCCTCCACCACGATGCTGATGCTGTTGCGGGGGATGCCATCGGCATTCGTGATAGCCGTGTCGTTTTCGTAGCCTCGAAAGCGCGTCACGCCTGAAACATTGGCGACTGCGCCGACGGTCCCATCGAACACCGACAGCGACGGCAACGCAGTGCTCACGACCTGGCGCGCGCGCAATTCGGCATCCGTCTCAACCGGCGCGCCTGCGGTCGCTGCGAGCAGGTTGGTGACCGTCTGCCACCCAAGCGTCGGGGTTGCAATCTTGGTGATCGTGCCGGCACCTGCGGCCACGGCACCGACTTCGGCGGCCGTTGCGGTCACGGTGATTTCACCACCGATCGGGATGACCACGGAGGTCGGCAGGTTCCACTTTTGATTCAGCGTGTCGGCCGCTTGGCCGTTGATGATCGTGGCGCCGGCTTGGCCGACGATGCGCAGATCCACGCTGGAATAGCTCGGTGACTTGCGGCGAATGCCGTTGATCTTGACCATGCGCGACAAGCCAGCACCCACGGCCGTGCTCGGGCTCATGTTGTTGTAGACCTGCGCGGCATAGTCCGTCAGATCCTTGCCCATCAGCGCCAGCAAGGCCAAAAACTGCCCGTCTTGGCTGTCCGCCTCGAGGTAGACGTCGGCGCCGTAGATGGCGCGGTACGCGTTCTGCAGGTAGGTGAGCGCGGTGGGGTAATCCGGCCGGTGCGGGCCCGTGGCGTCGATGTAGGCGAGGTCTGCGAGACTCATAGCACCTCGTTGAGGTTGATGGCGCCGTAAAGGGTGTCGATTGTAGCGGCCACGCTGTAGGTGCGAGTGTCGGGATTCCAGTTGCTCGACCACGCCGCGATGCGCGTGACACCTTGAGTCCGGAGCACCGCGCGCCGCAGCATCGGCTCAATGGTGGCCATCTTGCCGGTTCCGAGCGCGCTCACCTGATACGGCACGCCTGCGCTCTGGTCAATGAACCACTCGCCCGACCACAGACGCAGCACGGTGCCCACGGCTTGCGCCGGCGCTTCGGGCACGTCGCGCCAAAAATCGGCCTGTTGATTGCCGAACACCATATCGCGGTCGGGGTCGAGTTTGCGGTATCGCATCAGGCAGGCACTCCAGAATTGCCGGTGCCGCCGCCGTTGATGTGAACGTGCGTGTTGCCGACGTTTTTGCCATTGTGCGTCAGGCTCGGGCCGTTGAGCGCCAGCAAGCCAGTGTAGTTCCACGTTACCGGCCCGCTGGTAAAGTTGACCGGCGTGCTGCCCGTGGCACCAAATGTCAGGCCCGTGGCACTGGACATGGTGAACAGGCCGGTGCTTTGCAACGTGGTGAACCCAGTGGCCATCTGCTGATGGTTGCGGCCGGCAGTGGTCTTGATGTCGCGCGCGGCCACGATGTTGATGTCGCCGTCGTCGGTGATTTCGAGATACGCCGTGCCGGCCTCGTTGCGGACCTGCACGCTCGTGCTGCTCACGTTCGGCAGCGCTTGCGCTTTGGGCTGACTGGCGGGTGCCAGGATGGCAAAAGCATCGCTGAGGTCGTGCATGCGTGGCTCGAGCGGCGCACCGATGCCTCCCGACTGCCACCATGAATCGATGCAGCGATCGCCGAACACCACCAGCACCTCGTCGCCGGCCTTCACGGGGAATGTGATGGCGTAGCCGCCGGCGCGCGGCCAGACGATCGGCACGTCGACGAACAGGGGCAGATTGACCGCCGCCACTGTGCCATCCGGGCTTTCCTGCTGGCCTTGGATGGCACCCTGCACGCTCACGGTCTGGCGCGCGAGGTCGACGGCAGTGACCAGCCCAGGCATGGCCGTGCGGATGCGCGCCTGGCGGCCGTCGAGCGCCGCGCGCGTGGTTTCCTCGGCCTCATTGATGCGTTCGCGCGGATCCATTTAGACGCCTTTGACCTTGTATTTTGGCGGCGCAGTGTCGTCAATTCCGACGCACACCAACTCTTGATACCACTCATTGCCGTGCGTGTCGCCGTGGTAATCGGCGCGCAGCACTTTATAAAGGCCGTCCTTGTCGATCTTCACCGGCTGGCGCTCGTCTACTTCGCCTTTTTTGTTGGGCTGTTTGAAGAACTTGCCCGCCTTGGCCGCCTTGACTTCGCTGTCTCGAATTGAGACGACGCCCCCCTGCCGGATATTGGGATTGATGAGGCACTTAATTTTTATGCCGTCGTTGGTTTGTTCCGGCGTGCCGATGAGGCCGCTGGCACTGGTCAATTCGACGGCTTGGCCCGGCAGCAGGCCCGTGCGCGGCACGAATTGCATTTTGCCGTCCTGAATCGACCACGACGTGTCGCTCGCTTCGGCCGACTGGCGCAAGTACTCCCGGCTGTTGCCGAACATCACCTTGCCGCGCGGCAATGCCTGGCCGCCCATGTCCGGCGCGTAGCCCTGCGTCACACCGCGCGAGGCCATCGGCTGGCCGGCCGCTGCGATCTGGTCACGCTGCGTCGCACCAGCAGCAAGCGTCGTGTTGACGACGGCAAAGTTATAGGCCGAATCACCGTCGCTCGCCGCAATGTTCAAATACGTGTCGACCCCGTTTTCTTCTCGGCCTCGCAGAATTTGTTTGGCATTGCCGCGAAAGACGACGCCGAAATTCTCAACGTAGCCCGCCTGCAAAGTCACATCGGTGAATTCTTTTTGAATGCGCAGGCTTGTCTCGTCGTCGAGGTTGAACACTTCAATTTCTGCAACGTTTGGCGTCTCGGCATCGGTTTTGCGAATGCGGAATTTGATGCGCAGCGCCGACAGGTCGAGCGCCTCGCCTTTCGCATTGCCGACCAGCAAAGTCACCTTGCGCAAATACTGGCGCGTCACAACACCACCTCGGTGATGTAGTAGAGGTCCGAATCGATGCCCAGACCCTCAAGCGTGGGGTTGGCGAATTCGTCCCCGTCGGTGAGCACCACCATACCGCCCGGCGGCAGCTCGGGGTACGGATCGAGCAGGTTGCTGCCAGCCAGCAGAGGCATCGCCATCACCAGCGGCGCGCCGTCGGCGTCATACCAATCGAGCTCCCAATAGCCGGCCGTGTCGTTCCATCGGTTCTCGATGGTGTAGGCGGTGCCAGCCAGTTCGATTTCGAAACGCTGGGGCACGTTCTGCACCGGCACGATGTACGCCTGCAGTGCCATCACTTCGCCCCCGCCGGCGCGGGCCGGAATGTGCTGCTGATGCCGTCGCCGATCCGGCTGAGCACCGACGTGCTGGGTTTGCCGTCAGCCGGATCCGGCTTGGCTTGTTTGGCGCCAGCCTTCTCGGTACCGCCCGTCTTGCCCGGGTTCTTTTGCTGCGCGCGCGGCGGCACTGTCGTGAGCACCACGTCGACGATGATGACCTGCTGAAACGTGCACGACACCGCCAGCACATTTTCGGTGACCTTGTCAGTGGTCACCCCGATGCTTTTGAAAAGCATGTCCTCATAGATGCGCTTCCCTGTGACGATTTCAAACGGCTCGCGCGATGCCTGCAGGTCGAGCAACGCCTGATAGGTCTCCTCAAGCGTGCGATCCTCGGTGGCGGCGAACATCACCCGCAGCGCCAAGCCGGCGGGCTTCACATAGGCATGGTCGGTGATGGCCGCGCCGCGCTGCACCGGTTGCTGCGTGATTTCGAGCTCGTCACTACCGGTTTCCTCGATGGTGACGGTGGCCTCGATGTCGCCGAAGCGGCGCGCCGTACGGATCGTGACCGGCTCGGGGGCTTCATTCCATGGCATCAGCGGGTGCTCCCCTTGAGGTTGCGCGCCATGTCGGCATTCACGCGACCCTGCTGGCCGGCCACCTCGCGGCCCGTGGCGGCAGGGTCGGCACCGCCGTCGACGATGATGGTCGTCTGTTGGCTCACGGTCTGCTGCGTGCCAGCACGGGCCGCATCAGCTGCCAGCGCGCCACCGAGCGGGTTGCCCATGGCGTCGAACTGTCCGGTGCTGAATTGCGCGTTGGCGGCTGTTTGAATGGCCGAGCCGAGCCGACCCGTGGCGTTCGCGCCGAAGCCGCCCAGCATGGCCGCAGCGTCGACAATCTTGGTGATCCACTCCCAAGCGGTTTTGAAGATGCCCACCACCGCATTCACGGCCTCGCCGACTGCGAACCAAGCGCGCGAGAAGTCGCCACGCAGCAGGCTCGTGAGGCCGTCGACTGCCGCAAACACGAGCGTGAATGCCTCCTTGAGAAAGTCGGTGAAGCCCTTGACCGCACCTTGCACGATGGCAATCTCGTCGGTCCACTGACCCCAGTTGATGAGCGACTTGCCGCCGTCCTTCCACACTTGGAAGTCGTCCCACAGGAGCAGCAGCGCGGCGCCCAGCGCCAATACCCAAAACACGGGCGATGCCAAGATACCGGAGTTGAGCAGCAACCACGCAGCGTAGAGGCCGGCCACGGCGGCTGTGATCATGACGAGCGTATCGTCGAAGCTGTTGAACGCCCGCACCACCACAAGCACCGCCTGCACGATGAGGTCAAACACGCGGCCGAGCAACTGCCACATGCCGCCGAACACATCGACGACGAACTTGACCGCCGCGCCAATGATCCGACGCAGCCCGTCGAAATTCTCCATGAGCAGCTTGCGGAACGCCTCCAGCCGGCGGCGGAAATCGTCGATGGCTGCGCGCATGGCCGGCATCAGTTTGACGCCGATGGACTCATACAGCTTGCTGATGACGATCTGAACTTTGGCCCACTCCTGCTGCATGGCGCGCCATGTTTTCATGAAGCCTTTGCTCTGCTCGACGGCGTCCGTCAGGTCAAACCCGGTGGCTTTGTCGATGGCCTCAAGGTCTGCTTTGAGCGTGGCAAGATCCGCGTTGAAGAATTTCAGCAGTGCGGGGTCTAACTGCAGCCGCTCCATGATGGCGATTTGCTTGCCGCGCTCCATGGTGGATAGCTTGGCTTGCACCTCGCCGAGCACGTCGAGCGTCGGCTTGAGCTTGCCGTGGGCGTCGGTGACTGTGACGCCCAATTCTTCGAATACCTTTTTCGCGCGACCAAGGCCGATCGACGTGTCCGCGATGGCGCGGTCGAACGCCGTGAGGTCCGACTGGGCGTCCGTGAGGCCCAGCACCTGCGAAATGTCCTTGAACTCGTCGACCGCTTCGGCGGTGGTGCGGTAGCGCTGGGCCAGCTTGTCGAGCGCGTCGTATTCGCTCGCGATGCTCTTGACGCTGTTCAGGACCGCGCCGGCCGCGGCAGTGACAGCCGCACCGAGCGCGACGGCCACGGTGGTTGCACCGGCGATGGCACTGGCGAACTTGGCCAGACCCGCGTCGTCGACATCGAAGCCGAGGCCGACGAGGAATTCCTTGATGGTGTTGGTGCCGGCCATTACTTGTTCGCCTCGTTGTAGCGCCGCTCGTTCTCCGCCTTGACGTCGAGAAAGTCGTTCATGAGCGCCACATCATAGAGGGACAGCGTCCCGTCGACGAGTGACTCGTAACGGCACATGCCCGCACCGACCGGCCGTAGTAGCCAGTCCTCGCCCGAGGGTAGCGAGACCCAGCTTACTCCGCGCTTTGTTTCAGGAGGCCGGCGGGCAAAATCCGGCGCAGCGCGGGCATAAAATCCGACATGTTGGCGGTGAACACCTGTTTGGCGATGGCGAACATGTCGACCACCGTGATGTCGGTGTGATTGAGCTCGTTGCCCACCGCCACCTCAGCCCACCCCAAACCGCCCGGCACTTTGCGCTTGGCGTGGCGCAGCAGGCCGAACATGATGGCATCCGCCTTGTCCTCCGGCAGGTTGCCGAGCGCGTCGAAGATGGCGCCGCTGACGCGCGCGGCGTGCTCGCTGTCCGTGCCTTTGGCCGTCACTGCGCCGCTGCCCACGACGGCCGCGATGAGCGGCGCCAGGTGCAGCGACATGTGAAATTGCTGTTTGGCCGGGATGCGATCCGCCCGGTAGGTGTGTTCGCCCAGAGTGAACTCCATGGGTTACACCTCCGGCTGGCCCACGCCGAGCACGCTCTGCGACTCGGCGGCGTGGAACACCCATTCATTGGTGCCGGCCACCTTGGCGAATTCGAGCGTGGGAACGCGGGCGAATGCCACCTGGCGCAGGGTGAGCAGGTCGCCGCGGTTGGGGTCACGCACGACGATGCTGTTGCGGCCGTGCAGCAGGCTGCTGCGGCGCTGCGCATTGAAGGCATTCATCAGCTGCGCATTGACCGGCGACGTCTTGAGCAGGCGCACCGTGACGGTTGCACTGGTGTCCTGGCTGAGCGAGTGCATGCCCGAGCCGTCGGCGCCGATGGTCAGCGTGTTGACGTCGTTCGTCGGCTCGACGGTGATGCCTTCTTCGGCCGCGCCAGCGCCGGCGCCCAGTTGAAACGAGCCGCTCGGGCCGTTGAGCGTCGCCGTGACGTCGCCGAAAGAATAGACCTGTGCCATGGTGGTGAGCCCCTGTTAGCGGTTGACGTTGACGATGGCGTCGATTTCGTGAATGGCGCCGGCCAGCTTGAGCGCAATCTGCATCGGCACCGCGATGCGAGCCTCGCGCGTGGCTTGGTCCTGCGTCGAGACGGGCGGCGCGTAGATGTAGAAACCGTCTTTGAGCTGCTGACCCCGCACCAGTTGCCCGAAGCCGTCGGCGTTCCACTGGCCACCCGCGACGAGCCCGTTGTTGATGGCTTCCTCGCACATCAGCGAAGCCTCGTTGACCAGCTGCGTCATGCCGGCATCGGTCTGCGGAATCTTGGTCGTGCTGGTGTAGAGCAGGTTATAGAGCCGCGTCTGCAGCCCATCCTTGAACCAGTCCAGGCCGTGCCGCTCGTCGAAGTAGGCATTACCACTCATCACGCCGTATTGGATGATGGCGGTGCCATTTTGGTAGTTCACGAACGCATTCACGCGCTTCGCCTTGAGCGTCTGTGCCTGCGTGTCGGTGATCGTCTCCGCTGCCACACCCGGCTCGATCTTGTACATGAGCGTGATGGTGGAGCGATTCGCCGCGAAGTTGACCGAGAAGGCCCGGCCAAACATCGATGCGATGGCGTAGGGGTTGGCGCTGTAGGCCGTGGTCGAGCGATCGTAGAGCAGGTCACGCAGCCGGCTGCCCAGGTCGTTCGTGATGGCGCTGTCGAGCACCTGGCTGTTCGTGATGGTGTGGCCGAAGATGCGCGCCG